CGGTCGCCGGACTCGCTCTTCGTGCTCTCGATGGCCAAGCCCATTTTCTTGGTAAGCGTTCCGCTGATGAATCCCCGGATGGTGTGGTTCTGCCATCCGGTCTCCTTGGCGATCTCGGCCATGGTCGCACCAGCCTTGCGTTTGAGCATGTCGAGGACGATGGCCTTCTTCGAGAACTCGCGCGGCGGGGTGGCTTTGGTGGGCTTCTTAGCGGCGCTGGCAGTCTTGCTGGCCTTGGCCTTCGCGGGCGCGGCCTTGGCGGCTTTCCGCGCGCCCTTGGCTGCCTTGGGCGCCTTGGCGGGTGCGGCGGCGGGCGTGGCTTCCGGCGTGGCGTCGGGCGCGCCGTCCAGCTTTTGGACGGCCTTGAAGATCCGCGCCACCGCGCTCTTGCGGTCCGTGAACTTCTTGACCGGCTTCAGGTCCGCGCCGAATCCGGCGACGCCTGCGAAGCTGTTCCAAACCGCGACCAAGCGGTCGGCGGGCCAGTTGGCGGCTACGTTGGCCAACTCCTTTTCGGTGGCGAAGTGCTCTTGTCCTTCGGGGATCTGCTCGGCGGCGGCGTAGGTCGTGATGGTGTTGTCGGCGTCTATCGAAAAAAGTTTCATGTTGGTGTCCGTTTCCTTTTGTTTGCCTCTATCTGCTGGCACGACCATTCATCACTCTGCTTACGCCCGACAGCAAGCGGAATCTGCAGATGTTCGAAAAAAAGAATATCGGCCCGAATCTAAGGCGAACGCCGGAGAACTCCGATGGCTGTAACGCTCCAACAACTGCAAGCTCGCCTGGACGCGATTAACCAAGCAATCGGCGATCCGACGTGGAAGTCCCGCATGTCGGACGGGCGCGAGGTTACGGGCCGCACCATCGACGAGTTGCGCAAGGCGAAGGCCGAGATCGAAGAGGACATCCGTGAGATGAGCGGGGCGACTGGCGGGCGTGTCCGGCTGGCGCAAACCAAGCGCGGCGACGGTCCCTCGGGCCCCGACCGATGGTGGTGGTGATCCAACTATGACGATTCTCAAGCTGTTTCTGGTCGGAGTGCTGTCGGGTTCTCTCTTCGGCCAATCTGCGAACGAGAAGGCGCTGCAGGTCCAACTCGACGCCGCGCGCGAGGCGCTGGCCGCTTCCACTCGGGCGAGCGACCAACTGGCTCAGGAATTGGCGAAAGCGAACGCGGCTGCCGTGGCGAAGGCGGCTGTGGCCCGCTCCGGGAAGCTCGATGCCACCACGATTGCAGGCGCCGCCGCCGATGCCGCCGCCGATGCAGCTACCGCACAGATCATAGCAACTGCTAACGGAGCAGCGGCGCGGAAGGCGGCCGAGGATGCGGCGATCCTGGCCCAGAGCGCTGCCGCTACGGCGCGGGCCCAGAACGTCGCACTGATGATTACCCAGGCCTTCGGCTTCCTGGCGGTGCTCGTGGGTGTGTTGTGGAAAGGGTACAGCGAGGCTCGCGACCGCCGATGGGCGCGGGAAGATGCTCAGACCAATCACCAACACGTCATCGAGAAGCTCGGCCAAGTGAAGGACGAAGCTCATGCGGCCTACACGGAGGCCAACACGGTTAACGCCAAGATCGCCAGTATTGGGATGCACATGAAGGACGGTGAACCGGCGGATGTGGACGAGAAAACCAGAGGAGCCGGCGGCGGTACGGGCTGGGGAGGATGACAGGATGACCATTCCCGAAATAGCGGAGGCGCTCGAAAGCGCCGAGCGCCAAGGCGCAGACAAGGACCACCCGGAGGGATCGCGGTACGCGGTCTTCAGCGACACATCCCTCAAGACGATGGCGCGGGACCTGCGTCTGGCGTCGGCGGATCGCCCGGACGTCGAGACACTCGGAGCGCAGAAACCGTGACGGCGATCTGGAATTGGGTTGGCCGGCTAATCGGTTTTGGCGCAGGCGACGGCGCGCCCAAGGGCTTCATGGCCCTGGCGAAAGAGCCGCGCACGCGGTCGAAGCTGAAAACCTCTGGGCTCTACATCATCGAGACCGACTTCGAGGTGTCGCCGGAGTCGTACACCAACCTTCAGGCGATGCTCGACGAGGTCCGCGACAAGTACGGCCTCGACTTTCTGATCCTCGAACCCGGTTTCAAGCTGAAGCGATTCGATGACTACTGATCTCCAGGTACGACGTCCTATCCCGCTGCTGCGCCGCGACTGGAACGCGCGGTCTCCCGCCTCCGGCCGCTACACCATCCAGCGCACCGTGGGCGAATTGGTCGACGGCTACCGCCAGCGGCACGCGCAGCGGTTCGCGTACGAAGGTGCCACCGCCGGTCGGCGCGTGCACGGATGGTATGCCTCGTCTGCCGACGCCAACGTCGAGTTGATGGGCGCGCTTATCTGGCTGCGCAACCGCAGCCGGGAGCTCATCCGGAACAACCCATACGCGGCGCGCGCCATCGAGGAGTTGGCCGGCAACGTCGTGGGGACCGGCATCGTCCCGATGGCCAAGACCGGCGCCACCGCTATCGACGCAATCATCGACGCCGAGTGGCCGTACTTCAGTGAGCAGTGCGACGAGCCTCAGCGTCTCGACTTCTATGGCATGCAGACGCTCGCGGTCCGGACCATGGGAGAGAGCGGCGAAGCTATCGTGCGGTTCCGGCCGCGCCTCGTGGACTCCGGCCTTCGTGTACCGCTGCAACTTCAGATGCTCGAAGCCGATTTCCTGGATCAAGCCCGGACGATGGGGCTGGTCAACGGCCACGTAATGGAAGGCGTCCAGTTCGACGAGGACGGCCATCGCGTGGCGTACTGGCTCTTCAGCTATCACCCGGGTGGTGTGCTGATCCTCAACCCGCGCGGCGGTATCGTCAGCCAGCCCGTGCCGGCAGACCAGATCATGCACGTCTATCGCGTGCTCCGACCCGGCCAAGTGCGTGGCGTGCCGTGGCTGGCGCCGGTGATGATGGCGCTGCGGGACCTGGACGACTACTGCGACGCCGAGCGTGTCCGGAAAAAGATCGAGGCGTGCGTGGCTGCGTTTGTGACGCAGCCGGAAGGCGTCGACGGCGATCCGGTGGGTTTTGCCGGGACAGATCCGTTCAGCGGGCATCCTGTCGAAAGCTTCCAGCCCGGCATGGTCGAGTACCTGAAGCCGGGCCAGGACATCAAATTCAACAACCCGCCTCCGGCCGGCGGTTACCGCGAATATAAGATGACCGAGTTGCAGGGGATCATGGCCGGCATCGGGCTGCCTTACGAGCTCGGCACCGGCGACATGTCGCAGGTGAACTATTCCTCCTGGCGCGGCGGGATGCTGGGCTTCCGGAACACGATTGAAAACTACCGGTGGCTTACGTTGATGCCGTTGTTCTGCATGCCGGTGTGGCGGCGGTTCATCGACACGCTCGTCCTGCAGGGGAAAATCCCCCTGGCGGCGGTGAACAATCCGAAGATCAACCTGAAGCAGGTTCAATGGACTTCGCCCCGGTTCGAGTCGGTCGATCCGGTGAAGGACGCCGAGTCGGTATTGAAGGACGTCCGCATGGGCCGGAAGCCGTGGTTCGAGGCGGTGCTGGAGAACGGATACGATCCGACGACGCAACTCCAGCAGATCGCTTTGTTCAACAAGCTGGTGGACAAATACGAGATCATCCTCGACGTCGATCCGCGTAACGTTACTCTACGGGGCCAGGAGCAACCGGCCAATACCGAGGAGCGCACACCCACCAGTAAGCCCGGCGGAGGCGGGTCCGGCAGCCAAGGACTTGGGATTTGCGAGTTGTCGGACGAGGACCTCGCGATGGTCAAGGAGCTTCTGGTGGCGGGCATCTCGCGCGTCACGACCAACTGGCAGTCCACCACGCGACTCTACCGGGGATAAATCGGAACCGCACAAAAAGGGAGACGACAAGGATGAAGGGCAACCCGGATGTAATCAACGGTCTGGAGGAGCAGCCCGGCCAAGCGGTCATCGCGGCGGCTGCGCAGGACCCGCCGGCAACAACGACGACCACAGAAACCAAGAAGACCACCGCGATCACCACTACCACCGAGACGGAGGTCCATCGGGAGGTAACCGCTCCCGGCGATGCTGCGGCCTCGGGCGACGCCAAGGGAACGCCGGAGGTCGAATCGACGACCGTCGCGCCGCCGGCCGCCGCGAGCGTGGCGGTGACAGGCGTCTCCGAGGTCTTCGCCGCCGACGCGCAGGTGGTGCCCAGCACTGCGAACGCCGATGACGGCACCATTGATGTCGTTTGGTATAGCGGCGCGATGGTCCCGAGGATCGACCGATCTACCGGCGAGCCCTATATGCTGCGCCTCGCGATGGAAGGCTGCCGCATGGACCGGCTGAATAGCGGCGCGCCGGTCTTCGATACGCATTTCTCGGGCGACGATTTCAAGTCCCTCATGGCCGGCAAGGTCGGCACGCGAGCCCAGGTTGGCGTCGTCCAGCGCGCGTGGCCGAACGGCCCGAAGGGCATGGCCACTCTCAAATTCGATTTGGGCGATCCGGACGGCGCGGAGATGTTCCGCAAGGCCTCGACTGGCATCCTCCAGAACCTCAGCTTCGGCACGTTTATTTACAAGCGTGAGAAGACCGACATGCAGACGGAGGGCATGCCGGAGGGAAAAGCTCCGTACTTGAACAACCAGGAGGTCGGGATGTTCAAGGCGACCGATTGGGAACCGTTCGAGATTTCCCCGTGTACGGTGCCGGCGGATTTCAATACGTGTTTTTTGAGCGCGCAACCGAATGGGGAGATCGCAATTTTCGGCGCGCCGGACGCCGCTGTGATGAATGCACTTCGGGCAATCAGCCCGCAAAAGGAGAAACCTGCAATGACTGAAACAACGCAGCAGGGCACGGCTGTGGATGCCCGAGTTGTGAACGAACAAGCGTTGGCCGCCGCGCGCGAAGAGGCGGTCACTCAAGAACGTAAACGGGTCAGCGATATCGAGACGCTGGGCACCATTCAAGGCGTCGAAAGAGCCTTCGTCACCGAGCTCGTGGCGAAGGGCGTTTCGGCGGCCGATGCGGGGACGCAGATCCTCAACAAGCTGGCCGCGGATGCTGCGAAGCGCAAGATCGTTAACGACGGTCCGGGGACGGGCGGCGGAACCGACGCGATACAGAAGCGGTTGGGCTGCATGCAGTCCGCTCTGCTTCTGCGCGCCGACACCCGATTCTTCCTGAACCGGCATCCGACGACCGGCGAGTTCCTGGCCGGTTGTGGAGAGAAGCAGCAGACCGACGCGTCGGAGATGGCGCGGGAGTATCGCAACTTCAAACTCATCGACATGGCCAAAGAGTATCTGCAACTCCGCGGGATCGACCCGCGCGGTTGGGATACCACACGGATCGCGGACGTCGCCCTTCGCGCTCCGGCGCGCGATGCGGAATTCTTCGAGGGGGGATCGCAGGCCACCACGGACTTCCCCGCGATCCTCGCGAACGTCGCCAATAAGACCCTGCGCCAGGGATACGAGTCTTATCCGCGCACGTTCGAGCCCTTCAGCCGTCAGATGACGGCGCAGGACTTCAAGCCCATTAATCGCGTGATGCTGTCCGATGCTCCGTCGCTGCAGCAGTTGAATGAGAAGGGCGAGTATCACCGGGCGCAACTCACCGATAGCAACATCGCCTATGTGCTGAACACCTTCGGTGAGATTGTGGCCCTGACCCGCAAGGTCATCATCAACGACGACCTCCAGGCCTTCACCCGCGTCCCGGCGCTGCTGGGCGTGGCTGCGGCGCGACTGGAGTCGGACATCGTTTGGGGCATCATCATCAATAACCCGGTGGCGAAGTACGCGGGCGACGTTGCGGTCACCGCGCTGTTCGCTGCCGGCCACAACAACCTGTTAACTGGAACCCCCAGCAGCATCGATCCGACCGTGGCTGGCTCCGCGGCGCTGGGCGCCTTGGGCCTCGGGCGTGGAGAACTGCGCCGGCAGAAGGGGCCGCAGGGCACTCCTTTGAATCTGGTCCCGCGCTTCATCGCGGTACCGACGGCGCTCGAAACGTACATGCTCCAGGTCGTGTACCCCATTGACATCGCTTCGTCCGACGAGACCAAGGTTGTGCCGCAGTGGGTTCGCAGCTTGGTGCCTATCGTCGAGCCGCGTCTGGACGCCGCCAGTTCGACCGCGTGGTATCTGTTCGCGGATCCGGCGCAGGTGGACACCGTGGAGTACTGCTACCTCGAGGGGCAGCAGGGCGTTTACATCGAGACCAAGCAGGGCTTCGAGGTCGACGGCATCGAGATCAAGGCGCGCATGGACTTCGGCGCTGCGGCCATCGACTATCGCGGCATGCAGAAAAACGCCGGCGCGTAGAAGCAGCGCGCGGCCAGCCGAACAGGAACAACCAACGCCGGGCCTCGACGGGCCCGGCACAAACATAGGAGACGAATCGATGAATAACTATGTCCAGCAGGGCAAGACGATTACGGTGATCGCACCCTACGCCGTACTCGGGGGCGGCGGTGTCGAGGTGATCGGCACGGGCTACCTTTTCGGGGTCGCCGTCAACACGCAGGCGGTGAACGACAACATGGAGATCGTAACGGAAGGCGTGTTCGATCTGGCCAAGGACACCAGCACGTTCGCGACCGGCGATTACGTGTATTGGGACAACGTCAATCACGTGGCTACCTCCATCAACACCGATAAGAAGATCGGCGTGGCAGTCCTGATGCAGCCCAGTGGGGCGAACGCTCCTGGCGGCGTCGCCGGCGATCCGACTGTTCGTGTGCGGTTGAATCCCGCCTTCTAAACCTGGGGGGCGGCGCGAGTCGCCCCTTCCTTTTGACCTATGTCCGGATGGCCCACCATTAGCGCGAACGCGAACCGCATCATGCAGAACAGGTTCGGCGAACCGATGGTGTACCAGCCGATGCAAACGGGCGCGCCTGCCAGCGCGCCGGTTCCTCTCATCGCCATCCGGTGTACCCGCGAGCGGATGGAGGCTGGCGCGGTAGCGAGTGTCGAAGAGATCGAAGTGAACCCTGCAGACCTTCCCGAGGCGCCGCCGCAGCGTGGCGACTCGGTAACTGCTTGGGGCGCGACATTCACGGTAACGACCGTGCGCCAGCCCGACCCGTACGGCATGGTCCACTTGACGCTGACGATGCAACCGTAATGATCAACCCCAAGACCATTCTGGCAGAGTGGGTGACCGCGCTTCAGGCGCTGCCGAACCTTATGAAAGCGATAGGCGGCGGCGCCAGTTCGGTCCAGTCCTATTCGGAGAACGCGACGGTCTTCGGGCAGCCCACGCAGAACAACGTTCGCCTGGCGGTCCTGGGAATGCCGCCAGGATCGATCATGGTCGTCTGGCACGGCACTGCGCCGGGCAGACTGGGCAACGCCCTCGTATTCGTGCATGAGTTCGCGCTTTACCTGCGCGCGCCGGAGACGCCCAGCGTCGGCTACGAGGACCTCTACAACTGGATCGTCAACGACAGTCCCGAGGGCAGCACGCTCAAGATGCTGCACCTCCCGGTCGACCCCAGTTGCGAGCCGATGGATTTCTATCTGCCGTCAGCCCGGCGCAACACTATCGTGGTCAGCGCGGACGGTGCCACCTTCGAGTACTTCGAGGTGGCGGTCCGGTTGATCGAGGCCACTAACCCCTAACAGCCCGGTCGCCCCGGAGTCGAGGAACAGCAATGCAGAACGTTGAGAAGGTTTATATGCAATCGCCGCAGGGCGACGAGGTCCGGCACGTCGACGGGACCGCCGCGGTGCTCACGCCCCTGATGGCGGACGGATGGCATCAGGTGCCCGCGCCCGCCGCGCCGACGGCGGAACCCACGGAAACGAAGGAGGCCAAATAGCCATGGCTAATATCAATGAGTTGATTGAGGGTTGGAGCTACGGCAAGCAGACTGCCATCGGTACGGCGGCGCTCGTTGCCAAGATCTGGCGGCTTACGAACCTCAATACAAAGCCCTGGGCGAAGGTCCCGGTGAACGAGGATGACCGGGCTGAAGTCGGCAAGGGCCACGAGTTCCCGACGCAGCTTTTCAAATCGCATTACAACATGCCGTCCTTCGAGATCTCGAAGTACGCTTCCTCGGAGTTTCTCGCCTGGGTGATGGCGTTCTCGCTGGGCAACGTGACGGTCGTCGGCACCACCGCGCCCTACACTTACACTATCCTGCCGGCGCTGGGCGCGACCAACGCGACGGGACTCGAGTTGCCTTACTTCTCGTACGTCCAACAGATCCGGCCTGGCGGGTCGGCGGTGCTCGACGAAATCCTGGTGGGCTGCGCGGTCAAGGGTTGGAAGCTGGCTGTCAAGAATTCTCCGGGCCGCGCGAGCGCAATGCTCTCGGCAGAGTGCGTGACCACCGGCCAGTACACCTCGCCCAGCACCATCACCCTGCCGGCCGCGACGACGCTTCACGAGTTCAACGCGGGTCAAGTCAGCGCGTTGACGATCAACGGCATCAACTATCTGACGGGCGGCAGCGGTAAGCAGTTCGTGTCGCTCGATGCGTCCTGGGAGAACAATTTCCGGCCGGGCTTCTTCCCCGGTTCCGGGCTGCAGGACGGCTATCAGATCCAGGGGCGCTTCGAATGGGGCGACCGCACCTTCGCTGTGCAGTTTGTCGTGCGCGTGCAGACCGGGTCCGCGGAGTATGCGGCACTGATCGCTCAGACCGTCGGCACTGCCACCATCACGTTCACCCGCGATGCCAACAACGCGTTTACGATGCTGATCCAGGCGATGGGCTTCAACGTCGTCGAACTGTCGAACACCGATGGCATCGCCACGCTTCAGGTGACCGGCGTCCAGTTGTACGATCCGACCAACGGTCTGGTCACGATGTCGATCACCACGCCGCAGGGCGGCATCTGCCAGTAAGGAAAAACGACGATGCTGATTCTATTGATCATCTTGCTTTTGTTGTTCGGCGGCGGGGGTGGGTATTACCGGTGGGGCGGGGGCGGCTTGATCTGGACAGTCATTGTCATCCTCCTGCTGGCCTACTTGTTCGGTGGATTCTTCGGCGGTGGTGGACCTTACTTCCACCGCTGGTGAACTCTGCGCGGTATCGTCGATGGCGGTCCTGACCGATAAACACTTTGATGGAACAACAGACCAGCAAGCCGATGTTTGACGCATCGAAGCCTATCGTCGTGCCGATCCTGTCGGGCGGGGAAAAGCGATGCGAAGTGCGTTTCCCGACCGACGAGGAATGGTGCTTCTGGGCTCGGGCCCAACGCACCATTCGCCATTTCCTGGGGCGCGGGAAGTCGCAAAGCGAAGACATCGATCTTCCGAAAATCAACGCGGAGTTATTCAGGAAGATCCGTATCGACCAGGACGGTCCCGAGTTCGACGACGCCGAGGCGGGTATGGTGATCGGTCGCGTCGAGCGTTGTCAGGTGGCCAGCATCGAGCGCGAGGGCGTCAACTACCGGATCGAGATGAAGGTACCCGGCGCGCGCGTGACGCACGTCCTGCGGATGCCGAGCGCCAAGGAGATGCAGGACCATGAGAAAGCATCCACCAGCGTCGTGGCCGCCAGGCGCTCGGTCGAGACGCGGGCGTTCCTCGAGCCCAGTGGCGCGCTCTACGATAAGCTGCACGTGTCGCACGACGGTTATGCCGGCGACACGCCCATCGTCCACAAATCCGCGGCGGTCTCCGAAGTGATCGCGCAACTGGCCATCGAGGCAGACGACGACCCGGAATAGCGCAGCCCGACTCTCCGGAGGGGCCGGGCTTGCGATTCCTGATCCGCTCGGCGTGCCGCCAGGGGTCGGCGTGCGGACGCGATGAAGACTGCACGGACCGCGTGTTCCGGTGCCGGCAGTGCGGTTACTCTTCTCCGGACGAGTTGGATGGCTGCCCGCAGTGTAGCGCGGGCTGGAAGGCCATCGACGTCAGCCATGGGCCGAACTGCCCGAGGCACCTGCTCGACGAAGCCATGGACACGCCGAACGGCCTCCTGGTCCGGCGGTGCTTTCGGCTTCTCAACGCCAGAACGCTCGGGCTGACTTTCACGCTCAGCGACATCACGGAGGAGGAGTTCCGCGTAATGGAGTTGATCGATAGCGAGCAGAAGGAATACGTCGCAGCGGAGGACCGCGACGTGAAGAGCTTCCAGGAGTTGCTGATCCGGAAGCTATCCCGCAGG